AGAGTAATGGCGTATGATACCCTAAGACAGTTGCACTGATAGAATATGTTCAACGGTAAACTACAACCCGAACCTTGCACCAAGTGTGCGAAGTTCATGACACCACAATGTGACTACGGTTACAGCAATGGTGTGTCTCACCCTTGTCAAGGGTGGGGAGAGAAATTGAGAAAATACTACGAACCAATTAAACGGAAGAAGAATGAGCGATAACAAGAGAACAAGTGAATTTGATTTCGACAAGTTCATTAAAGAATTTGGAAGAATGGCGTACGAGCACGAGTCTAGGCCAATCAAGTTCAAGAAGCTGCTCCCCGATGCCGTTACGCCTACTCATGCATATTACGGTGATGCAGGTTTCGACCTGACAGCAGTGGGAAAAAAGATTGACAGAACCAACCGATGCATTATCTACAACATCGGCATTGCCGTTGAGATTCCACTCGGCTATGCCATGTTCATCTTCCCTCGCTCGTCAGCATACAAGCATGATGCACTTATGGCCAACTGTGTTGGCGTAATCGATTCGGGATATCGTGGGGATATTCACGTCATTTTCAAGGGGCTTGATGTTCACTATAACGTTGGAGATCGTATCGCGCAGGCCGTCATCTTGAAGGTAGACCCATTCTACTTCAAGGAAGTCAAGGAGTTGTCAAGAAGCTCGCGTGGGGAGAATGGTCTTGGCAGCAGTGGAGTAAAAAACAACTAACATTTAAACGAATATGGATAAATACATTCTGAAGATGACTGTCCTCGCTGAGGGCATGTCTATGGAAGATGCACAAGAGAAGGGCTATCTCAACAGAATAGATTGCAAGAAGATGCTCAGCGAGGGAACCATGGAGGGTGTACTCGTTCAGTACGAGAATGGCTATCAGTCGTGGATGCCTGAAGATGTGTTCAATTCGGCTAGATCGAAAAACAGCACCTTCCTAGAACGTCTCGTTGCCGAACGTGACGAACTTGTTGAGAAGATGGAGAAGTTAACCCTCTTCCTCAAGTCAGACATCTTCATGAATATGAATGATTACTCACGTGATCTCCTGATGGAACAGTACCGCATTATGATTAGCTATGTAGACTGCCTTAATCGTAGGATTAAGGCGCACTGAATCTTAATCCTTGGAACTGAATGTGTTAAAGGCGAATGTCTACAAGTAGATTCGTATAAGGAGAGTTTACACCTTGCCATTCTATGCGGCGGTTCTCTTGGGTGGAAGCGCAGGAATGCTTACCTTTGCGCTGTTACCATCTCCGTAACACATAGTACTATTATTTAACGACCGACCCATCTAGGGTCTTCGACTCCCGACACAACAGTGTTGGGAGTTTTTTATGCCCGTATGGAGACGAAAATACACAGATGGAGTGTGTGCTACCTAATATCTTTGCCATTAAAAATATATTGACATATGATTGGAGCAATTGTAGGTGCGGCAACTGGGTTGGCCAGTTCCATATACGGAGGCATTGCCTCCGCTAGAGCCGCAAGAAAGCAGAAAAAAGAGATAGCCCGACAGAAAGAAGCTAACAAGGCTTGGTATGAGAGGCGCTACAATGAGGATGCCACGCAGAGGGGTGATGCACAGCGACTCCTTACGAAGACCCGTGAGGCGTATGAGAAGAGAAATCGTGAGGCGGCTGCAACTCAGGCCGTTGTGGGCGGTAGCGATGAATCTGTCGCAGCCACAAGAGAAGCCAATGCCAAGGGACTTGCTGATACGGCAAGCCAGATTAATGCGGCAAGCGAGGCTCGCAAGGATTCTGTCGAAGAATCATATCGCAACCAAGACCAGCAGCTTGCCGGGCAGTTATCTGCCCTTGAGGCTCAGCGTTCGGCCAATATTGCCAATGCCACAAGCCAAGCCGTTGGTGCGGCTGCTCAGCTTGGTAGCGCGCTCGACGGCTCTATTGAAGACAGAAGAGCCAAGAAGGAAGAAGCGGCCAAGGCGGCACAGGCACAAGCTGCGGCTGAAGCCCATCCTTCGATCGAGGCTTTCAAAGCTCAGGCGGCTGATCCTCTCAAGCCGTATGAATTTCATGGGGATAATAAGAAGAAACCTGACAACTGGATGGATATGTCTATCTTCGATAATGCTAAGAGAGCGCAGAATGCGACTTTTTAAACTATGGGAAGTACATTTGACTATATAACGGGGAAGAACAAGAAGCAGACCCCTACGGCACAGCCAGCGCAACAGCCTACTCAGGTGGCACAGCAAGAGGCCGCTCCTGCTCAGCCACAACAGACGGCACAACCAGCGCAACAGCCTGCTCAGACGGCACAGCCAGCGCAACAGCAGCAACAGTGGCTCTCTCCATTGGAGCCTACTCAGCAAGAGGTTGCTCCTTCGCAGCCTACTCAGGCGACACCGCCTACCCAGACGGCACAGCCAGCGGAAGCACCCAAACCTCGCACGACATATTCGGATATTATCCGTCAGATATATCCTGAGATGGATGCGAAGAAGCGAGCTGAAGAGGATGAGAGGATCAAGCGGAAGAAGAAGCGTGATACCACCATCGCTGCTATCGGGGATGCATTGACGGCCATGGCCAACATTGCGGCCACGACTCGCTACGCCTCTCCTGCTGACGTGACCACCAACAACATGAGCAAGAAGGTCAAGGAGAAATATGACCAAATTAAGGCTGACCGCGACAAGAAGAAGGAGGCTTATCGTCAGATGATAGCTAGAGCGCAGCAGCTGGATGCTCAGCAATATGAGAATGACCTTGAGCGTGATCGCAAGGCTCGCGAGAAGGCTAATGACGATGCTTGGAAGAGATACATGGACGTGTCTAACTACGAACAGCGAGAACGCGCGAACAATAACGACTACAATTATCGCACGGCCGAGCTTGAGCAGAAGGATAGGCAGTTCAAGGAGCGTATGAAGCAAGACTTTAAGATTGCCAAAATGAAAGCAGACGCAACAAGGTACGCTGCTGACCGCAGATCTAGCGGTAGCGGTGGGGATCAAGTTGTAGAAGGATATCCATTACCCGACCCCAAAACGCATAAGGACGTATATTTCAAGAACAAGGCCGTATGGGAAGCTAAATACGCAGAGTGGTACCCAGACGATTCGCCAGAAGGGACTCAATATGTATCCACTCGTACTGACGACAAGGGTCATGTGACTACAACAAAAGGCACAAAGACTGGCGGATATACGCCCGGTCAGATTGGCCGAAGAGTAGCCAAGGAGAAGGAGAAGTGGAAAGCCCAGGCAGATGCGGCTGCAAAAGCGAAGCAGAAAGACAAGAAGGCTGCTGCCAATAAACAGAAACAAAACAAAACCAATGCCGCATTGGGCAAGGGTAACAATTTTGGCTTATGAGCAATATAATTGACAAGATGTATGATGACCTTAAAGCGAAGGGTTATCTGAGCAAGGATCGCGACACATTCAATAAGTTCTTCTTCGCTCCCGGTGAGACGGGATATCAGAACCGTAAGAAGTTATATGATGACCTTCACAGCAAGGGATATCTTCAGTCATCTTCTTATGAGGATTTCGCCCAAAGAATCGGCTTGCATTCGGTTAGGCCTTCACAGACGGCTTCGCGCCAGCAGAATGTCGCTCAGCAAGCCAATAATAGAGCTTCGGCTCAGGCGGCTGCGGCCAAGAGCGCACCAACCAAAAAACGTCCTTGGCAGCCCGGTCAAGGTGCGGCCAATGACACTGAAGGGTATCAGCCTACTGCATGGAATTCCCTCGTTGCACGTCAGCAACAGCAATATCAGAGTGGGCGTGCGCCCCGAATGGAGGAGGTTGTCGGTCAGAATTTCGCAAGAACGAAGAAGGTACGCGGACAGCGAGTTGACAGAAAGAATGAATCTTATGTGTACGAGACTCCAGTCCATGAGGTTGGATGGGATGAGGGTGAACCTCGCGTGAACAAGCCTCACGAACTTAGTGATAGGTATGAGAATGCCTTCGAGAATCCGATTCTTCGCAGAACTGACGAGATTGAGAATGGTGGCAGACAATATGAGCGTGAGCGGAATCTTGCCACACGTGAACGTTTGGCTACAGATGTATATGAGTCTATGCTGGAAGGGTTGGACAATGCCCCTTCACTTGAGGATTGGAAGCGAATCATGGTGGATGATTCAGATGAAGCCAAGAATATTCGTAAGAAGATAGCAGATGCAGCTGATAAGGCTGGATGCACGGATGCGGCCAACCTTATCCGTTATATCGAAGACGTGAATATCCCTGAAGCATTGCCTCAACATGGATATTCGGCTGAAGATATCCAAGGCCAGATGCGTTACTTGGATCAGGAACGTGCCATCAGGTCGGGGTTTTATCGCAGTCAGTTCGATGACATTGACGATAGGATAGCCCATATCGATGAGATGCAGGATAAGTTGTCGAAGGATGCCTCAAGGCATTACAACGGAGGTGTGGCTGGAGCATTCGCAGCACCCGGTGTGCCCAACATGGGCGAGGTCTATGGCCACTACTACGGTGATCCTTACCTAAATGCAGCCAAGAGAAGTCTTGAAGATGCCAAGTCGATTTTGGATGAATCAGATAGACATGGCAATACCTCATTCGTTGGTGGCGCGTTTAGAGGATTCGGCAATAAGTTGTTCGATGTACGTACATGGGACATGGGCATTACTGAGATTGGTAACGGTCTACACCTTAAGGATGTACTTGAGAAGGCTGACAGAGGCGAACGTCTTACACCATCAGAAGATGAACTGCTCAAGGCTAAGGTGACCGAGATGGCCGTCAATGCTTATTTCGGTAGCTATTTAGGCCGTGGGTATAAGGCAGGACAAGTGACAGCACAGTCGCTCCCCTTTATGCTGGAGATGATGATCAATCCTCTCTCTGCTACGGGTAAATCAGCGCAAGCCATGTTGACGAGATATGCCATCAAGAAGTTCGGTTTGAAGCTGACCAAAGAAGCTGGCGAAGGTGCTGCCGAGAAGATACTACAGGGGGGAATCAGCGAAACGGCCAAGGCTGTAATCAATAAAAGTCTCAGCGGTGAGGCAAGAATAATTGCGGCCAAGGCTCTTGCAAGCAGGGCTGGCGCACGCATTGGTGGTGATGTCATTGGTGCAGCCTCCATGACAGCAACGACTGGTCAAGGTCATGTGGTGGCAGACCTGCTCAACCGCACGACTGGGAAAGTGAATTTCAAGACGAACGATGAGGGTAAAGTGGTTTATGCCGGGCATGACGCTCCTGAAGAGAGTAATATTCTCAAGGCTTACGCCAAGTCTTTCGGCAGTCAGTTCATAGAAAACCATTCTGAGTTCATGGGTGACTATTTCCCCTACATTGGTGCGATATTCAGCCGTGGGCTTGACAAGATTGGAGGTAAGTATATGGTCAAAGGCTTTTCCGCCTTCAAGAATCGTTCTGCGTCCGCTGTAATGAGACTTCCCTTCGCTCCGATGGCTGCTGACTTTATCCGTAATGCAAGCAAGTCAAAATGGGCGAAAATCATTAAGGGGATACAAAAACGTGTTCACTGGAACGGCCCGCTTAACGAATATCTGGAAGAGGTTGCTGGCAATATTGAGAATGCCATCCTCGTAGGGGACAACGATTTCTCCACTGAGGAGGGACGCGGTGTGTTCAACCTGAGCGATAATATTGATACCTTCCTTGGTGTCAGCCTGATGTCGGGTGCGATGTTGGTTTCCTCTGCTGCTGGTTATCGCACACCAGCCTATCGTGCTCGCAAGATGGTTGAGAATGCTGATGCTAGGGGTGAGAAACTTCTGGGTGGCAGTCTGTGGGGGAAATTCAAATCTTCGTTCGATGCGGCTCAGAGCGAGCAGGACAAGCAGGTGATTCTTACTTCATTGCTTCAGAATAGTAGTCTTACCAACGAAGGGCGTAGGGCTGCGCTGCAATATGCAAGTGGCAAGCAGTTTCAGCAGGCTGTGGCTGACGGCACCTTCCGCGAGATGGAGGAAGATGCAGAGAAGGGCAATGAAGTTGAGCGTGCTTGCCGTGCTGAATATGCGGAGGGGCAGAACATTGATTCTGTGGAGGAGATGCGTGATGCCAAGACGAGGTATAACGTGTTGCTCCGCGAAGCTCTTTCCGTTGAACCTAACGCTGAGATGTATTCTGATCCTCAGTTCTATGAGCAGTCAAACCCTAATGCTACTCCTGAACAGAAGGCCGCCATGCGTGCTTATGCTGAAGCCAAGGCTCAATATGAGGGTGTGGCCGACCGAATCAAGACGGACATGGCCGACCAACAGAGGAAGGCCAACGAGCAGGTCGAGAGGTTCAAGAATCAGACTGACGGATTGATCACTAGGGTCAGATTGAGGGGCAGCGATGCGGAGTTCTACGTGACCAGCGGCCACATATTCCTGAACGATGACGGCACCATCAATGATGCAGCCACTAGCAGTAACCTTACTATCGTTGATGGTGAGGGTAATCAGCGATTCATCTCACGTGGTGATATCGTTGATGTGCTCGCGCAGAACACCCCGGAGGAGACCCTTGAGCAGCTTAACGATATTATCATGAATGAAGCCAAGGCGAAGGCCGATCTCATTGACGGCAAATTGTCCTTCCGTGCTGGCGATACGTTTACCATCCTCAACAACGAAGGTCAGGAGCAGAAGGTGACCATTGCGCAAGACCCGTCAACGATGGCCATGTCTGCCGTCATTGAGGGTGAGCAAGCCGCTGTACCTCTTACGGAGGATTCCATGGCCAAGTTGCAGCAGATGTCTGATGCTTATCAGGAGTCTCGATTCGGCAAGTATAGGCAAGAACAGGAGGATGCTGTTGCCAATGCTGAGAACGAGGCCACGCAAGAGGGTGCTGCTCCTGCTTCACCTACTTCAGCACAAGAGGAGACCAGTGCGCCTACCGAAGGCCGTTCATATGGATATGGAGAGAGCATAAGCTACGTGGATGGTGAAGGCCATACGCAGGAGGGTGTTGTCCATGGGAAGACTCCCGAAGGTACGTATGAGGTTGAATTTGACAATCCCCCTTCGGGTAAGGAGGTTGTGGATGAATATACGCAAGAGGAACTTGATGCACTCGTCCTGCCTTCTTCGGCTGAGCAAACGGAAGAGGCTACCCCCGAACAAGTACCAGAGGAAGATTCTGTAGAACCGCAAGGCAATGAAGTTGCTGATTCTGTTCCTCCGACAACGGAAGAACTTGTGGAGATGGCGCGTGGAGGCAATGAGCTTGCCCAGTATCAACTTGAAGCGCAGGGGGTGCAGTGGAAAGAACCTGCCGAACAGACGAAGGATAATGCAGCAGCCCAATCTCCCAAGAAGGACGTTCCGCGTGACAAGGACGGCAATATCATATACGACCAGGTACCAGTTGCCACAACCATCGAAGACTTGTATGACGGTGCTTTGGATGATGAGGAGATAGGTAACTTCGTGCAGTCTCAGATAGATGCAGCCAAGAAGACCGTTGACAAGATCACCAAGAAGAAGCCCCAAATCTCAACCAATAAATCCGCATACCTCGAAGCCAAGAAGAAGTGGGAAGGGGAATTGCGTGAGGCTGAGCGTAAGGCTCAATATTGGAATGACGTGAAGGATGAGGTTGAGAAGATCACCACACCTGCTGATGCTAGAGGCTGGAAGGACGAACTTAGCGGTGAGGCAGCTCGCAGACAATATCGTGAGAATTCAGGAAATGACCATGAGGCCAAGAGTGCAAGCGAGGTTGCAGCTGAGTTTTTCAGCCAAGGCCACGTCAAGGTTACCCCCGAGTCCTACCGCAAAGAAACTGGATTCGGGCTTGACGAGCAGCGCAAGATGGTTGGCAAGATATCCAAGGAGGGCAAGACGATTGATCGGTTGTCTGAGGAACTTGCTCTTTTCGATGAAGAGTATTACAATGGTAGATTCTTCGGTGGTGACAGTATGGTTGCCAAGGATGCCTTAATCGCTCATCTCTCCTCTGCTGACGCACGCAAGGGAATTGCCAAGGTGCAGTCTGAAGCGGAGGCGCAGTTCGTTGAAAATTATGAGGAACAGCGTGAGAGATACTATCAGGAGAGGTATCACATGTCTTATGAGGAGTATATCGAATATTCCGCTCAAGAGATGCCCGAACTTTTGAGAAAATACAGTAACTTTGACGAGCAGCAGTTCTATAATCGCTACGCAGACGAGATAGAAGCTGACTTGAACAGAAGAGAACAACAATCAAACAACAACAATGGAACAGAAGAAAATGACTCCACAAGAGAAGAGCAACGACATGATCGAGGCAATCAAGTACAATCTGGACAACGGACTGATGACAACAGCGGAAGTGAGGGAGGCAAAGACTCCGAAGGAGAAATACGAACTCGCGATGAGGGCAGTGATGAACAGGAATCTTCATCAGAAGAGTCAGCGGTAGGAGAACAGCGTGAGCAGGAGACGGATATTGAACAAGGCGAAGGAGCCAACGAGGAAATCAAGCCTATTGGCAAAAGTCGCTTTGGAAATATCTATGACCAGTTTAAGGGCAAAATCAAAGAAGCCTTCAATTTTTTGATGAAGCACAAGAGCGGAGACCTGCTTGGTGTATTCCATCGTGAAGGCTTCGGTGATGTTGACCTTGTATGGGGTAGCAATGAGCGGTCTGAAGGACTTGACCATATCATTGAGAAACACATAAAGGTTCACAATGATTTTAACTCCGTTGAAGATGCCATGACTACTATTGACGATGTCATTAGAAATGGTTCTTTAAATGAGGCTAAAAGCAAATGGGATAAGGTCGTATTTGAAAAAGACGGATATTCCGTTGTGGTCAGAAGAAACCTCAGAGATAATCAAGGTAATATCATAGACGAAAACAAGAACTGGGTTGTAACAGCTTTTGATGGCTCTAAAAGACAAGGTGGTAAAAAAAGAGAATCATCATCTGATGCTACCCTAGCAACCCCTAGCACCAATGAAGGGGGCAGGGCTGTCGCCCCCGATGATGATTCTTCTGATAGCAAAGGTAAGGACATTTCCGATTCGGTGCAAGAAAATGGGGATAAATCTTCTGAAAACGAAGGTGAAAAACCCCTTTCAGCCCAGATTGATGCAGCCATTGCAGAACGAAAGCGTAGAGCCGAAGCAGCAGAGCCAGGAGGAGGAAGCCAAGGAGGTGAACAAACTGAGAATGCTGTTAGGGGCAGTGAAGAAACATCAGCCGAGAACCTTGGAGGAAATCAGGCAGATGGTATTCAGGAAAAACTAACGGAAGAAGAGGCCGATGCAATGCTTGACAGAATGAAAAGCATCGCTGACCCTATGCCTGAGGTTGAACCAACTCCTGAGAAATGGATGAATACCTTTGGGTTGAGTAATAAGATAGACACGCCTATTGGAGAAGTAAAAATGGGAGAATCACAATATGCCAAGCTGATGGAGAAGAAACGCTCCAAGGAATTTGGTATGGTTGTTGGTACCATTACAGATCCTGATGTTGTGTTTATAGAGCCAAGTTCAACAAAAGACGGACAGGTTACAGAGCGAGCTTATTCTTACGTATTTGTAAAGACATTCAAAAAGGAAGATGAGAACGTAAGATATTACTCTTCTGTAACGGTGTCTATTGACGGTATGGAAATATCTGTAATCAGCCATTATATAAACAGCAATAAGGCCAAAAAAAAATTGCTGGAGTTGAACCGCAGATATACAAAAACTGCATTAATCTCCAACAGCTCTGATGGGCGCTTAGCTGAACAGCAGGATGCTGTGCCGGACCTCCTTCCTACGCAAGAGAATAATGCAGTTTCTGACCTTCCTTTTCCTAAGGATGGTGTTTCTGTAGGCGAAGATACAGCAAATTCTACAGAGTTGCAAGGAAATGGTAAGGAAAGTTCGCATAAAGGTTTTGTACCCGATGAAAAGGTAATAGAAGAAAACGTGCAAAGGTCTGAAAGAGCGTTAGGATTACCAAGTTCTGTTAAACGTGAAAAGACAGAAGTAAAGGTTTCAGACAATGGTAAGGTGATGGTCATTAAGACTGACTATTCTGCAAACGGAAGCAAAGCAAGTGTGATAACCTTGTTAGCTGAAAATGATGGACAATTGGATTGGGCAGCTCAATCATTTGTTGATGGCAAACCTACTTCGGAATTAAAGTATGATTATACGTTGTCGTATGACGATATGATGGAGATGTTTGACGATAATGGTGCTATACGTCAAGACATTAATCCATTGAAACAGATAGCCCGAAATGCAGGCATAGACATTGATGCCTTACTCAATGGAAAGGAACATGGAACAAAAGTTTCAATAGAAGCGAGCAGAGAGAAAACTTCTGAAAACGAAGGTAAAAAACCCCTTTCAGCCCAGATTGAAGATGCTTCAGCCGATGTGAACACCGACCCCACCGAGGCACAGAAGGAAGCTGGCAACTACAAGAAGGGGCATGTGCATGTCGGTTCGTTCGACATTACCATTGAACAGCCGCAAGGAAGTGTGCGCAAAGGCACGGATGCCAATGGCAAGCAATGGGAATGCAAGATGAACAACACCTACGGCTACTTCCGAGGTACAGAAGGCGTGGATGGTGACCACATTGATGTGTTCCTCTCCAACGACATTGACGGTTGGAACAGACAAACAGTGTTTGTCGTTGACCAGTATAACCCCGATGGCAGCTTTGACGAGCACAAGGTTATGCTTGGCTTCAATAATGCAGAAGAGGCCAAGAGGGATTATCTTGCCAACTATGGGAAGGGCTGGGAAAATGGCCGTAGGATTGATGTGTCCGCTGTGAACCTTGCAGATTTCGAGAAGTGGATAGCGAGCAGCCACCGCAAGACCAAGCCATTCAGTGAATACTCATCGGTGAAGAAGGAAGGCTCTGCCTCATCAGAAACCAAGCAGTCAAAGTCCACTGCTGATGAGAAGCCTTTCAACGCGATCATTGAGATGCTCCGCAAGAAATTCCCTGATGCCAGCATGGAAGCACTCACGGCTGCTGACAGGCTTTTGCGTGAACAGGCATTGCCCGGTGAGCGACAGAAGGCCATTGAGGCTGTAGCGAAGGCTCTTGGCCTCAAGGTCGAATGGCGCGACACGATGGAAAAGGAAAACGGTACGTTCAATCCGAAGACCCGCACCATCACCATTGCACGCGACTCCGAGCATGCCCTTTCCAACACGTTCGGGCATGAGGTGACGCATGCTGTGCGCAATCTCTCTGAAGCAGACTACAAGAACCTGAAGGATGCCGTAAGAAGACTGTATTCCTCCGAGAAGGAATACAATGAGGCTGTGCAGGCTTATGGCGATATGTACACCGGCTTGGACTTTGATGCTCTGGAAGAGGAACTTATTGCCGACAACATTGGTTTCATGATTGGAGGCAGGAACGACATGACGCAGGAACTTGCCTCACGCATGAACCATCGCGTTCTGTGGGCTATCCATGACGCAATGAATAAGGTGAGGAATGCCCTTGCGAAGGTTCTGCACATTGACTCCAAGAAGAACGGACTCTTGGAGGCTATTGATAGTGCCAGAGCTACTATCCGCGAAACGATGGCGAACGCCCAGCGTATTGCGAAGGAGAAGGGACAAGGACTTTCAAACGAATCGGGTTCCGCAAGGCAGTCTCTTCGCACGCAGGATTCCGCCTCTGAATTTGCAGAGAAGCATGGTGTTGCTGCTGATGATGTGAGACTGTATGCGGAAGGTATGAAGTCAGGAAACTTGCAAAAGGCTGATTGGGCATTGTCTGAAATACGACGTACAATGCGAGTGGCAAACCGTGGCATGAAACTTTCAGAGTTTGGTAAATTGTTCCGTCCTATACAAAAGGAACTGGCTGAACGTTATGGTGACATAGAGAGGTTGCGGCAGGAGCACATTGATGCTGAAATGCGTGAGCGCAACCTTATGGAGACTGCCCGAAAAAAAGCTGAGGAGGAAGAGCGTAATCGTCAGGCGCGTCTTGAGGAGCTTTCATTGCTTGGAGATGCGGAGGTTGACAAGCGTTACATGGATGCGTTGAAGCGAGGTGACGAGGCTACAGCTAGAGAAATGCTTGACGAAGCTGCACGTCGCAAGGGTTATGGCGATGCGGAGAGCGACTACCAGGGGGAGGGTGCTTGGGCAGCTCCGTCTAATCCCGGCTACAAGTCAGCCGATGAGAGACGTGCGGACTTGGAGAATAACACCATCTTCAATGTTGAGGATATGGCTCTTGGTTACAGTGCGCAGCCAGAGGATTACTTTAAATATCCGAAACGTTATGCGCAGGATACTCCTCATGGTCGTGAATCGACTCAGAGCATACAGAAGGCTATTGAAGCTGTGAAGCGTGGCGAGAAGGATGTGAAGGTGAAGGTGTATCGTGCTGTTCCTACTTCTGTCAAGGAAGGCAAGTTGCGCAATGGTGACTGGGTGACCCCTTCAAGGATATACGCTGAAATGCATGGCAATAACCGCTTGGAAGGCAAGTACCGAATCATTGAGGATGAGGTTCCTGTGGATGAATTGTGGTGGGACGGCAACGATGCCAACGAATGGGGTTACGACAACGGCAAGGGCTACAAGTATAAAAACGTGAAGAACAACCGCAAGTCGGATGATCTTGTTACACGTGGTGACAAGGGTAATGTGATACCTCCGTCAAAGCGTTTCAACCAACGCAAGGCTGACGAGCGCTATCAGAAACGCACGGATGGTGTTAAGCCTTCTAAGGCTGAGGTGGCTCTACGCGATGCCCTTGTGGAGCATATGCGCTTGTCAGGCATGGATGTGATCACTGACGAGGCTGCAGGACAGAGGATGCTGGATATGGCGAATGGTGGAGATATGCGGTTTGAAGCAGCTCGCCACAAAAGCGAAGCAGCACGTAGACGTGACGAAATGCTCCGCGCAATAGACCAAGCCATAGCTTTCATTTCTGGTAAGACTGAGCAGCAGACTCGAGCAGAACGCCGTGAAAGAGAACGGAAATTCAGAAAAGAGACCAAAGTTTTGTATGACAGAGTTTTGGCAGGAAATTTTGATTCCGTAACTTTGCAGCTGTTAGACGATTTCATCAACAAAGTAACTCCTAATAATTATTATGGAAGACCTCTTTCTAAACGACTTTCAGAGAGAACACTACGAAAAGTGTATGAAAGAGAACGAACGAGTAGCGTCGATGCACTTTTCAGCAGAATATCTGAGAGCGCAGTCCCAGCGGATGAACGAACTCGTCCAGAAGCAAAAAGAAGAATTGAGGAGAAAAAGAAAGAACTCCTCAAAGGCTGGGCAATAGCCACTGGTAATTGGCACACAGCTGTATCTGATTTTACAGATGACACCAAGCCAATTGGCAGTGGTAAGGATTCTGTTGTATATCACAGCAAGGACGGCAAAAGCGTAATCAAGGTTTCCAAGGGAAAGGAAAGTGCAAGAAAATTCCGTCCCGACATGGACAATGTTGCTCTCTTCAACACTGTATTCCCTGCAAGCAAATACGAAATCATAGGCTATGGCGAAATTGACGGCAAGTTCGTTCGCTTTCTTCGTCAGCCAATTGTGGACTTCACCGACAGCACTCCGTTGTCGGTGGAGGAACGTGTTGCCTATATGGAACGCCTTGGCTTTAGGCCGATGAACGATGAAAAGACTGCTTTCACAAATGGAGAGATCGTTGCTTCGGATATTCAAGGAAATAATATCGTGAGAGATAGAGATGGGAATATCCGTGTGATTGATGCGGATATGCGCTTCCACACTAAAGAGTTTGGGGGAAAATATTCCTATCCAGCAGTTGAGACGGATACTGAAACAGCGCCTAACATTCGCGAGCAGCGCGTCTACTACGGCAATGGTGCTAATGGTGTGCGTTTCTTCCGCACTGCAAATGGCAAGGCTTACGGCTTTACTGTTGGCGGCAAGATTTACATTGACCCAAGGATTGCGACAAGCGAGACCCCGGTGCATGAGTATGCCCATTTGTGGGCAACAGCCTTGAAGAGTGCGAATGCCAAGGAATGGCAGAACGTGGTAGGGTTGATGAAGGGCACGAAGGTTTGGGATGAGGTGAAGGCTCTTTATCCTGAATTGAAATCAGATGACGAAATCGCTGATGAGGTGCTTGCCACTTATTCGGGCAGACGTGGTGCTGAACGCTTGCGTGAGGAGCAGCGTAGAATTGCCAAGGGCAATGGCAGTGTGTTCGAGAAGGCCGAAGCTATCAGTGCTTTGGAAAGCGTGAAGCAGGCTCTGAAGAGATTCTGGAAGGGCGTTGCTGATTTCCTGCATATTCACTATACGAGTGCGGAAGAGGTTGCCGACCGCGTGATGAAGGATTTGCTGGATGGAGTTGATCCGCGAAAGTTTGGTGATGGTGGTAAGTCTCTTGATGCCTACAACAAAATTCGCAAGCATTTCATCGGTGAGCAGGGTGCGGAGCGTGCCGACCATGCCGAAGAGGTGACAACTCGCATTGACAACTTGAATGTTGCTCGCGAGATGGAAGATGCGAAGAAGGATGCCAAGGCTATCAAGATGGCTACCGGTTGGGAACGTGGTGCTGACGGCAAGTGGAGGTATGAGATACCCGACTTGAAGTATTTTGGCAAGGGTGATGCTGGTTGGAAAAAAGCGCGTGCACGCCAGCCTTGGATTCAGGAACTTGACGCGTTGTCGGACAAATTGTTTGAAGGTGAGGATTTGTCAGATAGCGAGATGGCTCGCTTTGACGAACTTGCAGCTAAGGAGTCTGCATTTAAGGCAGAGTTTTTGAATCGCGAAAAGCCCCATTTGGCCGATTGGGTGGAGAATGACGAGTTGTTCAAGGCTTATCCCGACTTGAAGCGAGTGAATGTGGTGTTTACTGACCAACTGCCTACAAATGTGGGTGGCAGTTACAATGAGCGTGAGCATACTATTGTTGTCAATACGAATTATGTGGGAGACATAGATTCCGTATTGGCTCATGAGGTTCAGCATGCTATTCAGAAGATTGAGGGTTTTGCGAGGGGCGGTAATCCAGAATCTATACAAGAACGGTTTAAGGCTGCTAAAAAGGAATGGCGTGCGCGTGCTTGGGCTGATGAATTGCGTTACAAGGCAGATGAAATGGGCGAACATTACAATCAAGCAGCAGTGGAAAAAGCCTTGATTGATGAGTACAAGGAAATGGGCATGGATAATGAAGAATGGATGCCTGACAAAGAAACTCGCATGAAGGGATTTAATTACTTTGCAAGGGGGTATGCAGACAGAAGCATGGATGCTGATATTAAGAATTTCAGATTGGCTGAATCCACTCGTGCAGACTTTAGTCCTTATATGGAATACACTAAACTTGGTGGTGAAGTAGAAAGCCGTAACGTTGAGAAGCGTATGGGTATGTCCCCCGAGGAGCGAAGGGCAAGTCTTGCCGCAGAGACTGAGGATGTTTCCAGGGAAGACCAGATATTCTTGTTTGGCGAGGGCGGTAGCTATGACACTGCGGTGGTGGTGGCCAAACGCGAAGCCCAGACCAAGCCCTCAGCAGGACACCGAGAGGCCGAGCCTAAGACCTTGAAAGGTAAAGAGGCACTTGCTGCACTTGATAATATATTCAGAGAGAATGCAGCATCTGTAATGCCCGAAACGGTTTCATCACTTGAAAGGTTCAAAGATTTGTTCAGAAGACCAATTAGGACGTTCTTGGGGGAACTTGTTAAGGTTAAAGACGAGGTATGGAATAAGATACTGAGAAACAATCGTCAGGATATTACTGGTACGGTGTTACCCACAATAGAGAATGCCGATTTTGCCATACGTGATACTGATGGCAGTACATTGTATGTCAAGAGGTTTGAAAGCAAAAGAAGTGGTAACCTTTACAACATAGTGGTTGTAAACAAGCATGGCGAAGTGGAGGATTATGTAAGTTCCGTACATATAAAACGAGATGGAAATTTACGTAATAAAATAAAAAATGGTGCCGAATTGTTCCTACCGCAAGAACGGAATACCGACGGAACTTTGTTCCGAAACAATTCAACACCTGCTGCAAAGGTAGTGAAAACTGACGGATTGTCACAACAATCCAACGAAAAAAAGCAGTCTCGCAGAGGAACGCCCAATCTCAACCCCGACCACATTGCCCAAGCCATCTATGAACAGTCTGTGAACGGTTTCAAGTTTGACTTGGATGAAGCATGGCATGACTCCTTGCTCAGTGTGAAACGTCTTCAGGAGGCCATATCCGAGACTCGCGGTGTTCCTATCAGGGACTTCGAGAACGTCTATTGGCATGCCGTTACCCTCAGCAGTGTGAATGCGGCTGAGATGGAGCAGTTGATGAATCTTCGTATCCAGCCGTTCATTGAGGCGGTTCAGGATATATGCAAGAAGCATGACCTGACTCAGGAAGACATTGAGGTGTATCTCAACTGCAAGCATGGCTTGGAACGTAACGAAGCGATGGCTCGCAAGTTTGCCGAGGCCAAGGCCGAAGAGGAATTTGAGGCTGAACTCAAGAAAGCCCAGAAGACTGCAACAGCCAATCCTAACGACCAAGCTGCCCAGCTGGCTCTTTTGGATGTGCAGCTGCGCATGAATGACAGAAAGCACGAACTCTATCTCAAGAACCGCGAGAGGGATTACTCAGGCCTTACGGATATCTTCGACCCGAAGGATAAGGTCACTGGAGACAGACTGGATCTCACCGTGGCCGAACTGGAAGATGAGGCAAAGAAGTATGTCAAGAGATTTGAGGCAGAAGTAGGCGTAGCGGACGTGACCAAGCTGTGGGACAACATTCATGAACTCAACAACTACTCACTTCGCAAGTCCTATCTCAGTGGGCTTATCAGCAAGAGTCAGTATGACAGCGTGAAACAGATGTACCAGTGGTATGTGCCTCTGCGAGGCTTCAACGAAGAGGTTGCTGGCGATGTGTACACGTATGTGACAAGGGGCGAGACGAGGACTCAGCAGCTTCTGAAGGAGGCCAAGGGACGTACTTCACGTGCTGGAGATATTCTTGCCACCATGATGAACATGGCCAATTCTGCCGTGAACCAGGGAAACCGAAATCTCATGAAGCAGAAGATCCTCAATCTCGCGCTTAACGCCAAGAGTCCTTTGTTGTCTGTGAGCAGTACATGGTATCAGACGGATGCCAACGGATTTGACGTACCCATTGAGCCGCCTATCAACGACCAGATGACCCCTTCAGAGCAGAGGGATGCCATTGAACAGTGGGAGGATACGATGGAGATGCTGGCCAAGCAGGGCAAGGTTCATCGCATGAGCGACAATCTCAGATTGAATCTCCGCACCCAGAAATGGCAGGCAGATGAGCATTGTATCCGCGTGCAGCGTGGCGGCAAGGAATATTGCGTATGGGTGAACGGCAATCCGCGTGCAGCTCAAGCACTCAATGACAGACTTGGGAATCAGGTCACCAAACCGTACAAGGCAACTGAGACTATTCTGGACAAGGCCGAAGACCTCTTCACGGATGGCTTCATAAAGATATTCAGATATATGGCTCAGAGCGTGACGAGCCTTAACCCCGAATTCGTCATCAGCAACTTCCAGCGAGACCTCGCTTCCGCTTCGCTCGTCAGCACGGGCAAGTATGGCGTAGGTTATACAAAGGACTTCCTCGTCAATGTGAAACGACTTGGCGTGCTCACTGGAACGATGTCTCACAAGAAGGAGTATCGCAACGCAGCAGGTATATATACGCTCTACAATAAGTATAAGTCAAGAACCCTTGACAACAACAACGAGATGGAGCGTTACTTTGCCGAATTCATGGCGAACGGAGGCGAGACCGGCTACACACAGTCGCTCAGCATCAAAGACTATCAGTCACGTATCCAGTCTGCACTTGGAGACAAAGGCTTTGTGAAATGGTCAAAGAATGCTGGCCATGCCGTTGCTGATTTCGTTGAGATGGCAAATAGGGGTGTGGAGAACACCTGCCGATTTGCAGCATACATGACAAGCCGTCAACACGGCAAGAGTGTGCTGCAAGCCATCGTTGATGCGAAGGAAGCAAGTACGAACTTCAATCTCCATGGTGCAGGAGGGTTCGGCAACGCTTGGCTGAGGAAGAGCATTATCTTCATCAATCCTGCCGTGCAGAGTATTGTGCAGTATTGCCAACTGACGGCCAAGCACCCGAAGGCCATGCTTTCCATGCTTGGCGGTACCATCGGCCTTGGTGCAGCTATGGCATTTGCTTGCGCCAGTATGGTCGCACCGGGTGGCGGTGATCCTGACAGTAATTACTGGGATCTGTCTGATTACGTCCGACACAATTACATCGTGATACCTAGCGGTAATGGAAATTGGACACGTATTGCACTCCCTCCAGAAATCAGAGCCGTGTATGGCCTTGGCGTCATCGCGATGGAGGCCGCGATGGGACGGATGAATCATAGCAGCATTCCTGCTGCCATCGGTGACCAGCTTATGCAGTTCTCACCCGTTGCCTTCCTTGATCCTCGCAACTTCTTCAACAGAAGCGATAGCGATCACTCTGTCGGCAAGACCTTGATCAAGGCGTTCACGCCTACACTCGCTTCACCTATTGCAGATGCATACATATGGGATGAGGATTTCATGGGCAGACAGATTACGGGTAAGAATGACTTCAATGATGACAAACCCGAATTTCAGCGTGTCAGCTATGATACCCTTCCGCAGTTGGTATCCTTCTCTAGGTGGCTCAACAATATCAGTGGCGGCAACGACTACAAGAAGGGCTGGGTCAATATCAATCCATCGGCAGCAGGTTATGTGGCTTCCCAATATCTCGGTGGTCCCTTGCAGTTCTTCACGAAGATAGGCAAGACGGTTGCCATGATTACCTACGAGGACTTGCGCGACATGCGGAATGTGCCATTCCTGAGCCGATTCATGACCTCCACAGACAATGACTATGGCCGCAATCAGGTCAGCAATGCCGAATTCAAATATTGGTCGGCTATTGCGGATGATGTCAGGACTCAGATCAGAGGATTCGAGAAGGAGATTGAATCGGGCGATACCAAGAATCTTGATGACTACAAGAAGCTCGTCAGCAGTAAGGAATACGAGATGTATCAGATGATTGACTATATGGATTGGCTCAAGGATATCAGGGAACTCAACCAGAAACGCAAGGAAGAGACTACGCAGGATGCCCAGAAGCAGGTTACGCTTGAGATTTATGAGGTTCGTCGCAAGATGGCCGAATGTCTCAACAAGGCTGAAGAGATGGGTGTTTATCTGGAGATGAGTCAGCTCAACCTTGAATTGGCCAACGCCAAGACCACGGAAGAGAGGGCTGCCATACAAGCCAAGATAAACGAGAAACGCAAAGAGAACCTGAAGAAGATCGGAGCGATTGAATGACAAAAAAATCCCCTGCCTCATGGTGGGGGATTTTTTTGTTGCGCGAGGACGGAAATACGGCAACGCTATGGTTATCTACGCCTAACTTCGCGACATGGACAATAAAAACGAATATACGAGCATATTGCGTAATATCGCTTATGTGATGCAGATTATACTCTTCATAATCTGCATTGCTTACACATATCGCAACTATCGCCTTCATTCGGGTACGGATGATGTATCCTTACGTGTGGATACCCTATATGTTACGCGAACGGAACGAGTGGGTTCGCCAACAGTACGCGATAGTGTTGTGCTCAGATTCAAAACAATCCCTGTCGTGAACGAAGCGATGCGTCCAGACACAGCCATGACCGATACAGCCTCCGATGTTGTTGGAATAGAGGCTTCACGTGATAGCGTGAATATTCCCATCGTTCAGCACGTCTATGCAGATACGCTGCACAATGGAATATCGTATCAGGCTTGGGTGAGCGGATACGATGCGAGTCTTGACTCCATCTGTATCAATTCGCGCACACAGACCCTTACCAGGGAAATGCGCATACGCTCTCCCACTGATGAAGCTCATTCGAAGACAAGGAGATTCGGATTGGGCATTGTTGGCGGATGGGGAATAACACAACATGGTTTCTCGCCATTCTTGGGGGTTGGCGTGACATACAGACTATACTGACAATGGAATACAATTACAACTGTGATGTGACGGATTTGATTGCCGATATCCGTAAGGAGGTTGAGGTTCGTGCTTCAGCCCTCACAGATGCTGATGGTGGAGCCTATCTGCGAATGAGTATCACGGAACGCACGTTGCCTCTCATTGTACAATATATCTCAGATGCGTTTGGCAAGGCTGTGGCCATGTGCAGCAAACGATACAATGTGAGTCTTGATGCAGATAACCCCGATGTCTTAATCGGTGTTACGCTGGATATCGCGAAGAATCACGATGATGAGACCTTGAAAGTCGCATTCAGGAATCTTCGGGATTACGCCATGTACACGGCTGTCGCAAGATGGTACGCCCAGACTTCAACCGCTTCGGCAGATGTCGAGTTGTTCAACAGTAGAGCTGCCGAGAGTTATGCGGCATTCGCACGACTGCTTGCAAGGCGTACACCACCGACAAGGACAGTGCCCGTAGCACTGGAAAGAAAGGCAACTAACTTTGAGTAGGACACAAGATGAAGCACACAATAGAGATTAGGTTGTACATGAGCGAGATGGCGTATGACGTGCAACGCATTCTTTACACCATCGGTGAGGGCATATCCGTCAGTAGTGATGTGCCCGAATCATCTACGCTCCTGCAAGATGACAGCGACGAACGCAAGCTTGGCATGCTTCGCTCGTTCACTTCCACATACGGCACGCTCAAGGCGGCACTGAGCGAATATCTCATTGAGGACGAACACCTCGCTGACAATGTGCTTATGGAACTGACCAAGCATCCCCAGTCTCTTACGCTGTATTTCTCTTACAAGGGTAAGCCCGTGGAAGACAAGAGTAAGATTGTTGACAATACATTGATCACGTTGCTCCGCGTGCCGTCCAACTTCAGGACTTCTGTGAAGGAGCAGATCACCAAGTGCATGCACGACTGCATGGTGTCCAATGCCGTTGCGGATGCATTGTCATTGACTCCATATGCAGAGTATGCCGCAAGCTATCTTCAGAGGGTGCAGGATGACATGCTGGGCATTGAGACGGCATTGCAGTTGCGCCAACGCCCCACACGCGTACATGCCCCATCGGCAGATGAACCACACACCAACGACATGAGATATGAGTAACGACAAAAACAAGACGGAAGCTATATACGGAAGATACGGATGGCTCATCGGACCATCAGACTTGGTTGAGTGGATGGAGGCCAATGCTCTGAGGAAGATGAATCAGGACACACGGCATGTCACACTGCTTTTCAAGCGTGATGCGCTTGTCTACGATATCAGCAATGTGGCTTATGTCGAGGGTGATGTGATGAATCCTGCTGAGAAACGTGGTATGGGGGAACATGCAAGTCATCAGACGCAGGATATTGCCGAGGATGGCAACATAGACCGCGTGACGCGCATGCTTGACCTTGCCCATGCATTGTGTGTGGAAATGCTCTATCCGTATACACAGAGCCAGTGCAATGACGGAATGGAACTGACTGATGACTTCAGTGAGACTGCCTGTTACCGCATAGAGATGGATGTTCCATCCAAGTTCAGCCATACGACCGCCATTCTTCTTGAGAAACTTATCCATGAATTCATGGTTGCACGCGTACTTAGCGACTGGCTGATGATCACCAAACCCGATGCAGCCCAATTATGGGCGGCTAGGGCAAGCGAAGTATTGGACAAGGCCAAGAGCGTGATGCGCGCTAGGTCAGGGATCCTGACACGCCCATTGCGCCCATTCTGATTAGACTATGAGCGAAGATGATATCATAAGAATCAACGAAGAACGTAACGCTCGCCTATTCGCCCCATTCAACCCGGTAACGGGAGAGGGCAGTATAGGCGAGCGTGTTCGTATAGAGATAACTGACTTCCCGATTCGAGTGCAGTATATCCCCAAGCAGATGATGAGCAACAGCTATGTGCGTAGGCTTGTCAAGGCAGGAAGTGTCGTTGAATTCTGCAAGAGATATCTGCATGACGAGGACGGAGGCAAGATAACACGACCCGACCCTTGTCAGATTGAATGCGTCATCAAGCAGATGACACGCATACGATGCCGATTTGACTTTCCGTTCTGGGCGGTTGTTTACGTGATGATCAAGGTGAAGGGTGGTGGTGCAGACATACACTTTTCGCTGAATTATCCACAGCGCAAACTCATATCCACATTCGAGGCGATGCGCGTTGCAGGAATGCCCATCCGACTTATCCTGCTCAAGGCTCGTCAGTGGGGTGGCTCTACCGCTACACAGATATATATGTCTTGGTTGCAGCTTGTTCACCAAGTCGGCCTTAACTCTCTCATTGTCGGACATGTGAAGGATGCCTCCTATGAGGTCAAGGATATGTTCGACCGCATGATCAACAGTTATCCAGCAGAGATGCTGCATGAACTCAACGAACAATATGATCCCGCAGAACGCAAGATTGAGGGTGTTGGCAACAGTGGCAATATCACCAGAATCATCGCACGCAATTGTAAGATCAAGATTGGCTCATATGAGAAACCTGAATCAGCACGTGGCGGTGACTACAACTTGGTTCATTGCACGGAGGTCGGTCTGTGGGAGTCTACTGACAAGAAGACTGCCGCCAAGGTCGTTCGTTCGGCATGCGGCGGTATGGCCTACAAGCCATACACGATGATTGTGTATGAGAGCACGGCCAACGGAACTGGCAACTTCTTCGAGAAGGAATACCATGATGCCAAGAAGAATGACTCCCAATACAAAGCTTTGTTTATTGCGTGGTTCGAGATTGAACTTTACAGGCTTGAGGTCAAGAACAAACATGCCTTTGCTGCAAGCCTTCTGAAGAACAAGAATAACGCCTACTCTCCCAGTGACCGAAGCGAGCCGGGAAGGTATCTGTGGTATCTGTGGGAATGCGGTGCTACACTTGAGGCCATCGCATGGTATATCGAAGAACGCAAGAAGTACTACGACCATGGGGATATGGCTTCGGAGTATCCTACTGATGACGATGAAGCATTCACCTATTCAGGCTGCAAGGTCTTCGACAAGATTCTTGTGGAGCAGCTCAGAGGTGGATGCCGTCCTCCGCGTTACGTCGGAGATGTGTATGGCAATTCGGATGGAGGCAAGAAAGCCTTACTTGGTCTTCGATTCAAGGAAGATTCGACCGGATTGCTATGCGTTTGGGAAAAGCCTGAGATATTCACGGACAT